TCGCCCAGGTGGCCGGGTCGCGCCAGTCGTCGCCCGGCACCTTTTTGCCGTTCACGACGCGCTCGCCGTCGATCATGGCGATGTAGGCGAACAGGCTGTCGTCCTGGACGTGGCCCTCGAGGACCTGGACTGCGTACTGGTAATCATCCCAGCAGACACCGGTGCGGCCGGATCCGCTGGTCGTGATCTTGAAAATCAGCGGCTGCCGGCGGCTGCCGGTGGCGGTTTCCAGCACGTCGACGACGGCACGGTTTTTGTGCGCGTGCAGTTCGTCGATGATGGCGCCGTGCACGTTGAGGCCGTCCATGGTGTCGGCGTCGGCGCCCAGCGGCTCGTATTTCGAGGCGGTGCCGACGATGTGCATGTTGTCGCGCACGATGTTGATGCGGCTTTTTAGGGCCGGGCTGGCCTTCACCATCCGTTCGGATTCGCTGTGTGCGATCTTTGCCTGGTCGCGCTTGGTGGCGGCGGTGTAGACCTCGGCGCCCGGCTCGCCATCGGCGAAAAACAGGTAAAGGCCGATACCGGCGGCCAGCGTGGTCTTGCCGTTTTTGCGTGGTACAAAATTGGAGGCCGATCGAAACCGGCGCAGGCCGGTGGCCTCGTTTAGCCAGCCGAATATCGACCAGATGATGAAAGCCTGCCAGGGCTGCAGCGTGAATGGCTGGCCGGCCCATTCGCCTTTGGAGTGGTGCAGGAATCCGAAAAAGTCGATCGCGTGCTGGGCGGCGTCCGGGTCGAATATCAGGCCTCGTTCGTGGCCGTGCTCCAGATCATCGAGGTGGCGCTGGCAGGCCAGCTTCACCAGGTGCCCGGCGGGCACCTTGCCGGCCAGCACATCGACCGCGTATTGCTCGGCGGGTGGCTGGGTACTCACGCACGTTTGCCCTTGCCCTTCTGCAGAAATGCTTCCATGGGATCGGCCTGCTCGGCGGGTGGCACCTCGATGCGGGTCCGGCTGCTCGGCGTCATACCAAACTCGACCATTAGTTTCTGCAGGTGATCGAATGCCTTGTTGGCAATCGATAGGTACGGATTTTGTGCGAGGTAGCCGCCCGGCTGGGTCACCAGCATGCCCTCGGCGTGGACGTGGTCGGTGGCGATGCGCCAGCGGGCCCAGGCCTCGCAGTAAACCACCAGGGCGGACTTGTCCAGATTGGTGAGGATACCGACGTCGGCCAGCTGCTTGGCCACGATGGCCCAGTGTTTTTTGGCCTCCGGACTCAGGCCGGCCGGTGCGCGATGGCTGGTTGCCCTGGCGGGTTTCGGCTCGTTTTTATTTTGCGACCGTTTGCCGGGGTTGCCTGAAACATCCTTGAGCCAGGTTGGCTTGGGCTTTCGTCCTGCCATAAATCACCATGCAAGTCGCTGATCTATCATATTTTTATTGTTCATTCAATCCCCCCCCTGGTTTCATTTCGCGGGCGCGTGCAGAAAAGGGGGGGCGCGCTCCGCGCGGGTCCGGCTTTCGATTTCATCCCCCCCCCTGGGTTCCTGTTGTGTCCGGTGCTCGCTCCGGATCGATGCCGATGGCTGGCAGGTCGGCCTCTGCCTGGCGCTTGGCCAACACGGCAATGATGGCCTGCTGCCGGCTGTTCTCGCTAACCAGCGCCGCCACCTTGGCGTTCAGGATCTGCACCTGGTGGCGAAGCACGGCGGTTTCATCGATCTCTATAAAATCATTGCCTGCCGCCGGCTGCAATAAAAGCAGCAGCAACAGGGTGCTGGCGGCTAGTCTGCCCACAACGGATACCAGTACAGGGCGCCGGTTGTAGATAACAGCGGCGCCCATAGATCCGGGGCCGTGCCGGCGGTCGCACCGGGCTTGTTGGACCAGGTGATGGTGTCGCTGTTGGTGTCGGTCTGCACCACGTTGCTGCTGCCGGTCGATGGCACGCGATCGGTTGCCGAGTTGCCCGATTCCCGCACCGCGATGTATCCCTCGGGATATAGCTGCCAGCCTCGAGACTCGACTAATCCTGTGCCGCCGTTGATGGTGTCGGCCTCTATAATCCCGCGCGTCTGGCTATCGCGCGCCACCAGGCGCAGGGTGGTGTAGTTTGTCGGGAGGTTGGTCGATGCCACGTTGAGCGCGGCAAAATTGTATGAGGCGCCGAGGCCGATCGAGACCATCACGCTGTCGGCGGCGGAATCCGCACGCAGCGCCATCACGCCGGTTTTAACTGCGGTATTTTTCGCCTGGATCGTGCCGGTCGCGGGGGTTGCTGGCGTGCCGGCCACGGTGTATGTGAATACCGTTGTGCTTGAGACCGTGATGGTGGCTGTCACATTATAAGCGGCCTCGTTGGCGCCGCTGATAATGATCGAGTTGCCCGTGCTAAACCCATGCGCGATGGTTGTCGTTACGGTGGCCACGGATCCGGATCGTGTGATGCTGGTGACCGGAATCGCGCCGCTGCGCATCTTCGTGGTAAAAGTCCGGTGTTGCGATGATCCGCCCGCAAAAGTGGTCTCCATTTGGACAGTTTCCTGCCCGGTGATCACGTCGCCGTTGGCGCCGAATCTGAAATAGGTGTTAAAACCGGCGTGCGAGTCGACATCCAGATAGACATGCGCCGGGCTGGCATCGGCATCGTCTACCATCACTTTCAGCGCGTTGCGCTGTATCGTCGCGTATTGGGCGGCCGGATTCTGGTCATTGAATACCACGCCGCCGGTGGTGGTGCCGTTGATCGTCACGCTTTTAAGCAGGCCCGTCGTGCGGTTATAGGTCGCAGCATACGGCCGGATACTGCTGCCGCCGGATTGGCCGAATTCCAGATAGCCCTCCATCAGCGGGTCGGCGCCGTCGTACCAGTTGCCCTCGATCTTGAATCGCGCATAGTTCACATCCGTGCCATGTATAGGCACGCCGGTGGTCAGCGCGTTATAGCCGATGCTTATGGTCTGATTTCGCCCGCCAGAGGCCTGCAGGCCGCCTTCATAAACACTAATAACCGCGGGGCCGGTGTTGGCCGTGTCTGCTCGACCGGTTTCCCAGCGGATATCATAGGAATCATCACCGGTGTCCCCGTCGGCCTCGCTGCCGCTATATAAGTTTTTCAGCACATTGCGGGACAGGTCCAGCGGCGTGATGTTTTTAGTTTCGACGGTCGGGCCGTCTGCAATGACCAATAGGTCAGTATCGGGCGCGACGGCGGTGTCGGCGAGCGGGTTGAGATTGGATATTTTTGCCGCGCTGGCCTGGCCGGCAAACAACAGCGCGCCGATCAATAGGTATTGGCGGATCATTCTGACAGTTCCCGCCAGAACACGGACAGGTTGGTCGCGGTGTTCGGGTTTGAATTCAGGATAATAAACCCGGCGCCGGGCCTGACCAGGATCGGGTTATCATCACCGATAATGTGGCCGGGCTGGCTGTTGACATTCGCCCCCGTGCGGAATTCTCCCATGATAGCGCCGGTCAACGGATTAACAGCCGTGGTTTCCTCAAGGGCCTGGGCCTGGCCTGCGCCGCCGCCGCTGTCGGTGTTCACGATGCCGTTGGCGTTGGTGGTTGTTAGCGCGGAGCCGATAAAACCAAAAATATAATTGAGGCCGGTATTGGTGCGCGGTGCAATATTCAAAATTTGCACCACGATGCCGGATCCGGCGGGGTTCCAGATCTGCGCCTTTGAAAAGGCCGACGCGCCGGCGGCCACATCGAAAAACGTCCCGAATGCATCTGAATATCTGAATTTGCTCATGGTGGCCTCGATCGGTTTGAATGGTTACGAAAACCACCATCATCGCTGGCGGTCTTGCGGCTGTGGCAGGGCTTGCATAGGGCCTGCCAGTTGTCCGTGTTCCAGAATATAACAGGATCTCCCTTATGCGGCACGATGTGGTCGACCTCGGTGGCCGGGGTGATGCGGTTATGCTTGGCGCATTCGACACAGGTCGGGTGCTCGATCAGGTACAGCCGGCGGGCCTTTTCCCAGCGACGGTTATACATAAACCGCCACGGATTTTTGCGCACCTGGTTGCGTGGCACGGTCTTTCGCTGGTGGTCCTCGCAGTACCCGCGCGCCACCTTGGCGCTGCAGCCGACCTCGGCGCAGGCTTTCAGGGGCGCGCGTGGCATGGCTCGGGATCCGGCCAGACGGTCACGCGGACCAGGCCGCGTTCGAAGCGGCCGGCACGGCGCTGGCGGTAGTCGTCGATCTGCTTGTCGTTATTGAACAGGCGCGCCATCTCCAGGGCATCCCATAGGGCCTTGCTGATGTTGTCCAGGTCCAGGCCGCCGCGCAGGGGCGGGAAATAAATCAGGTCCATGCCGATCCGGGCATCCTCCAGCGGTTTGTAGCCGTTGATCATCAGCAATTTGCCGACCAGGCGGCGGTAGGCGATGCCATCCTCGCCGATGTAGATCCGCCCGGCGCGGGTCTTGCGCCAGTACCTGTTCGCGCTGGGTGGCTGTGGCAGGTCGAATGTCTGCTTAATCATATTGTTGTAGTACTTGAAGGCCCGCGGCGACGGCATATTCACCAATACATCGAAACCACTCATGGCCGAGCGCGTAATCGGCCAGCTGTTTGTGGATTTCCTTCTCCAGCTGGTAGGCGGCGCCGTGTCCGTCGCATTTGAAAACATGCGCCAGGGTCAGGTCGGTGTCGTGGTTGCGCTGCAGCTGCTCGAGGCGCTTCGCTGGCCATTCGCTCACGCCGACCTTGCATTGTCCGCTCCGGCTTTCAATCACGTATACGTTGCACATGATGTCTGAAAATAGTTATCCACAGGTAATTCACTGACTTATCCACAAGGCATGTGTTTGATTATACGCGAAAATATGTCGAAAAATCGAGTTATCCACAAACTATGGTCAAGCGGTTTATTTAAGGGTTCTGAAGGTGCAGCTCCCCTTCCTGCACGCGCTTGCGCAGGTGGGGAGCGCCCGGCCAATGCGGATACCATCGGGACGTCGGCGCCAGGGCTGCTTCCATGTTATTGATTCCGCCTCAAACGTGGCGGTAAAAATCAACATGCCTTCCCGGCCTCCCTGGTTCGCTCTGCCGGTGCGCGCGTGAAGGTTCCCCGCCTCCGTCGCCGATCGCGCAATGCTCCGCCCGGGCTCGGCGATCAGGCCCGGACGGTGGTGTTTATGGTGTGGCCGGTGGCGGTGTGCCCATGATCCGTCGGTGGATCCGCAATAGCCGCATGGCGTGCGAATAGCGCGGTTCGCGCACTTCGCCGTCCCGCAGGCGGATGATGCCCTGCTTGGACAGGCCTATTTCGGCGCCCAGGCCGGTCAGCGTGCGATCGCTGTGGTCCATGATCTGTTGGACGACTGCCTGAAAATTGGGGTTATTCATGGCCCTTATATTAGACCGCTTCCGGTCTGGCCGCAATAGGTAAAATAAACCTTGCAATAGTCCGTAATCGGACTATACTGGTTATCAAGGTCAACAAACAAAGGGGTTATCGAAATGAAATCAACCAAACCGAGCAGCCTGATTGCCGCGCAGGATGCCCATATTAATCGCCTTCTTGGTTCCACACCATACACGCTGGCCAGTCGGTTAGAGCGCCCGCATACCTTGCTAAATCTGAAGGTGCGCACTATCAGGGCGTCGCGTCGAATATTTCGCGGAGACCTCCGGGAGCTAGGATATGTTGACTTGGGCGCGATTAACGTCGCGCTGAAAGACGCCGAAGATATGGCTATTTTAGAGGGAAACGCTGATGGCTGATACAAACAAAATCATGGCGGAAATCGCCCGCGAGCAGCTGGGCATCGATACCCTGGAAACGCGCAATTCCGACCAGCTGGATTTTCACGAGGTCGGTGTGTGGCAGGTCCGGGAGGCGCTGATGAAGGCATACCGGGCCGGCACGGCGGCGGCATTGGACCTTGCTCGGTGAATCCCGAGGCCTATCTGGTGCTGTACTTCGCCGGGCCGGTGCTGGGCGTGCTCGCGCTGCTGGCCTGGCTCGGCGATCGCCGGCTGTATCGGCAGGCGGTCCGGCGCCCGCGCTGGGCCATCCGTTTTATTCAATCATTGAGGAGGTGGTGC